GCATTAATAGCTCAATCTAACATAGATAAAACCAGGATTGATAATCTAGAACGCGTTGTATATCAACAACATGCGTCAACAAGCTTGATTGAAAAAAAAAGTGATGAATTTCCTCCTAAACATAAACCATTAGACTTATATAGATGCTGTCTATTAGAAAATCGTAAAAAGCGTATATCACCCGATTCAAGGGAAGATTTGTTAGCATGAAAAAACTATTTAAATACATAGAACCTATATGGCTAGGAACCAACAATAAGCTTTCTATAAGACGTGTGTTGGCGTTAGTTTTTTCAATAGATTTAGTGAGAAACACCTCACATATTATACATAAGTGGGAAATGGGTAAATCATATGCTGATGTTGCTATGTTACTTGGACTTGAAGCTGCTCTTATAGCAGCTCTTTTATCTTTAACTACATATTCAGCTATGATTAGCAAAAAGGTTGATAATCAATCAAATATACAAGCTCCTCTTCAAGAGGAATAAAATTAATTATTATGTCAAAAAAAAGAGCATTTGTACGTTATACAAAATCTGGTGAAATAGTTCCTGGTAGTTTAATTCTAACTAATGGATCATATCCAGATAAACCTGCTTTATGGAAAGAGATTACAACAGATCAATGTTGTGATGATGGAGGTGGAGAATGTAATAATTGTACACCAGGGACTGTTACTATTTTAAGTAACATTCCTATTGCAAATTTAGAGTTTCCTAGTTTATTAGGTGTTATTTTAAAATTTGGGGTAAATGGAATAAGTTGTTTAGATTGTATTTATGAAAATGGATTTCTTAATTTTTCTATTTATATATCTGGAGAAGTTTTTAATGCACAAGACGTAGTAAACTTAATAAACAATAGTGAAGAAGCACAACGAAATGGAATAACAGCAGTTACTATAGTAAACATTCCAGGTGAGGGTGATACATTTCAAATTACTGTCGATACTTGCACTTGTTTAGGAATATATTTAAATGGTGGTGTTCAATTTTTTAATATTATACCAAATCTACCTGCATTACCTAATCCAAATAACTAAAAACCCAAAACTATGATACAAAGTACAGCAATTTATGGATGTGGTTGTGGTAAACCTAAAGGAGTTAGTAGACCTACTACTCTTCCTAGACCTAAACCTAAGAAATAATGAACTTACCTAAAGCATATCAGTGGTTAGCTCAAAAACTAAAATAATAAATTAATGTCTTATACAGAAAAAGATAGACAAAGATATATTGAAAAAAGAATTAAACTTGGTAAATCACCAGCTTTTGAATTTCAAACTCTTTTTTCTCAAGGTTTAAAAAGATGTAATTTATGCAAAATTATAAAAAATTTAGATAATTTTTCTAAATGTAATCATACTAAAAACGGTTATAGATCAAGTTGTAAACAATGTGATGCTGAAAAAAATAAAGAATATGAAAAAAATAATCGTGATAAAATAAATGAAAAAAGAAGAAATAGAAGAAAAGATCCAAAACGATCAATAATATTATCACAAAGAGATCGTCAAAGAGCTTTATTTAAACAAAAAGGAAAAAATAAAACACAAAAATGTACAGTTTTAATTAGAAAATGGTTAGGTTGTACAGTTGAAGAATGTAAAACATATATTGAAAGCTTGTTTTTAGAAAATATGTCTTGGGAAAACAGAGGAATTGGTGAAAACAAATGGCAAATAGATCATATAATTCCTATTTCATTAACAGAATTAAATGAAAAAGGGGAAATAATAGATAACGATTTTAATAAAAAAATATGGCATTATAGTAATTTACAACCATTATGGCATACTGAAAATTCAAAAAAATCAAATAAATATAACAATGGATCAGATAACATTACAGAGAATTCAACTTTTACATCCAAAAGTTAGAACAGAAGTAGAAAATATTTACAGAAATCAAATTGTACCAGCTTTAAATGGTAGAGCAATTTGTCGTTTTGCTTATACATTAAGAACATTTGCTGAACAAGCTGAAATATATTCAAGAGGTAGAACTAAATTATTTGACGCTCAAGGAAATAGATTAGGTGTTGTTACAAAAGCTAAAGAAGGACAGTCAATTCATAATTATGGACTAGCCTTAGATATTGTTCTTATTAAAGACAATAAAACAGCATCATGGGAAGACAATATAGATTTTGACAAGGATGGTAGAGCTGATTGGATGGAAGTGGTAAATATTCTTAAAGCTAATGGATGGACCTGGGGTGGAGATTGGAAATCATTTAAAGACAAGCCACATTTTGAAAAGACATTTGGTCACACATGGAGAACATTATTAGCCTTAAGAAATGAAGGTAAAGTTGATAAAAACGGATATGTTAGCATCTAATGGTGCTCTATCTACTAATGAAGCTTAAATAATTTAAAAATATATAACAATGCCAATTAAAAAAATTAAAGCACAAAGTCCTGATCCTTATTTAGGTAAAATAGCAGGAGACACTGAACTAGCACGTTTAGCACACCTTAATCATCTTATTGATCAAATTAATGCTCAAGGTGGAGGTGGTACAGGAGGTGGTTCAATTACTGTTAATGGTAATTCTGATATAACTGATATAACAATTGGTCCTCTATCAACAACTTCAGTTGGAGGAGGTTCTATAACACTTACAATTGATCCCTATCCAGGATATAGAGTATATAGAGCTAAAATAGCTACACAAACTATTGATTGGCCTGGGTATGGTTATTTGTACAATTGGTATGCAGTTGATGACGCAAGAGGATTGGCTAATCCAAGTGGTGGTACAGGATTAATAGCTCCTAATGAATGGAGAGTTCCTAGTAATACAGATTGGGATACATTAGATACATTTGCTGGTGGTACTGGTGTATCAGGTTTTAAATTAAAATCAGAATTAATTAGTGATGCATATCCTTTTTATGGGTGGTTTAACACTGCTCAAGGAATAGATAATTATAATTTTAATGGATTACCAGGAAGTTTTCGAGATGAATTTGGATATTTTAATCCATTAATTGGTATTTTAGGAGTTTTTTGGACTAGTAATTCGGTGGGCATTCCTGCAATAGCTCGTACACTTGATGGTTCACAAAATCTTGGTGCTTTTTCTGTAGATAAAGGCAGAGGAAACTCAATAAGACTAGTAAGAGAAGCAACAGCTAGTGAACTTCTTCTTCCTGATGGATCTACATCAAATAATACTTCTCTTGATCCTTATACAGGAAATGATGGTAAAACATATGTTACAGTTAAAATAGGAACACAAATATGGCTTGCTCAAAATCTTAGAGAAACAAAATATAACGATAATAGTGATATATTTAATGCTTCTCTTCTTTTTGGAGGTGATGTTTTTAGTGGCACATGGCAAGCAAAAGGAGCAGCTCAAGAAGGTGCATGGACAGCTTATATGTATACAAGTGGTAATACTAGTTATTTTCTAAAATACGATCCAGAAATTATTACTATTTTTTACAATGATGTATTAGAAAATACATTTGGTGAAAATCTTGTTTGGGTTGCAACATTGGCTTGTACTAGTTGTGATCCAGTATATAATTTACAAAAAGCCAGTTTAAGACCTTTTGGCAAAACTCATATTAAAATTACACCTGCTCATTTATATGATACTTCCTATACAGAAAAAAGTATTTTAGTAGAGGATGCTCAAGATGAAAATACAAACTTAGCATTTTATCCTTTTAAAAGAACAGATGCTGGTGTATTTTCACGTGAAGATTTAAATAATTATGTTCAAAGTGGATATAACAATCGTTATGTATATGTAGAAATATTAGAATACGCACCTGCTTATTATGGCAGTGGTTTATTTGCAGCTGTTGGGGCTTCTAACTTAGAAGATGAAGAAGAAATTGTAGCTCTTACATATGAAATAAATGGTGTTACATATACAGAAGACTTAGAAGCTAAAAAACATTCTATTGAAATTGCTAAAATATACGAACAATTAGGAATATTTGATAAATATAAAGTATGATAGAAAGAGCAGTGTATTCATTATGGACAAATCCTATGGAAGGTGAACATGTAGGATTTAATACAGAAGAAGCATTAATTAATTGTTTTAAGCTATCTCTACATTATACAAAACAATGGTTTAAAGAAGTACATCTGGTTACAGATGTAAAAGGAAAAGCTCTTGTAGAAAAACATGGACTTGAGTTTGATAATATAAACACTGATTTAGAGCATGTTATGCAAGGTGTTTATAAGAATCATTGGTCTTTAGGTAAGATATATGCATGTAAGATACAGGATAAACCTTTTATGCATATTGATATAGATGTAATATGGTTTAAAAAACCTCCAGAAAAAATTCTAAAATCTGACGCATCTTTTCAATTAGTTGAAAATGAACATCAAGAATATTGGTATGCACTTCTTATAGATCATGCTGATAAACATTACAAAAATAAACCTTCTTGGTTTAATTGTAAAGAGATAAAAGCATACAATTGTGGGTTTATAGGATTTAACAAACTTGGTATAGTTAGTGAATGGTGGGATGAAGCTATTAAATATATAAAATATTTAGATGCTTCAGGATTTGACTATAACCATCATCTTTCTTGTTTAATATATGAACAGTTTGTTATATATCATTTATGTAAATATAGAAAGTATAACGTGGATGTTTTATCAAACCATCATTCAAGTACAATTGGTAAGGGATGGATTACAGAAGAAGCTGCTAAAGAATTAGGATACACTCATTTAATAGCCTCTTCTAAAAGAGATAAAAAGATGGAAGATTTGGTTAAAAGAAAACTAGAAAAAATAACTAATGAATCATTAACACCTGCTGAATATGTATAACGATCCACAAATATTGTATCTCCTTAAGAATATAAACAGACAAATCTGTTGTATTAATGGAGGCGATGCTCCTACTACACCAACAGAAATTACCTTTGCTCCTTCTACAGCACAAGATGCTTTTGGAAGGTTAAGAGTGTCTGAACCTTTTACGCTATTTGATTCTAGTCATAGATTTGATGATAATGATCTTTGGGCTACAGATGCTGTTAATGGTACAGCTACATTTAATGCTAACCAAGGACTTGTAGACTTAAGTGTTTCTCTTTCAACAGCTTCTAATGTATTTAGAGAAACTATTAAAACATTTGCCTACCAACCTGGTAAATCTCTTCTTGTATTAAACACATTTGTTTTTAATCCTGCTACTGCAGGACTTGTACAAAATGTTGGATATTTTGGAAATGAAAATGGATTTTATTTACAATTATCTAATACAACACTAAGATTTGTTAAAAGAAGTTTAGTTACAGGAATTGTTGCTGAAACTTATATAAATCAAGCAGATTGGAATGGTGATAAACTTGATGGAACAGGTCCTTCTGGACTCACTCTTGATATTACCAAAGCACAAATTCTTTGGATGGATATGGAGTGGTTAGGTGTTGGTTCTGTAAGAATGGGATTTGTTATTAATGGACAATTCATTCTTTGTCACACTTTCCAGCATGCTAATATTATAGCTTCTACATACATCACAACTGCTTCATTACCAATTAGATATGAAATTATAAATCTAGGTTTTGGTGTTGGTACAGCTACATTAAAACAAATTTGTTCTACAGTGTTGTCGGAAGGTGGATATGAGCTTAGAGGTAAACAACAATCTATTGGTACAGCCATCACTACACCAATGACTTTTGCTGTAGCTGGTACATACTATCCAGTGGTGGGCATAAGACTTAAATCTACAAGACTAGATGCTATTGTAATTGCAACTGCGGTTTCTCTTATAGGACTTGGTAATGGTAAAAACTACCAATGGAGAGTGATAAATGGTAATGTATCAATTTCTGGAGGAAGTTGGGTGACTGCAGGTGCTGATTCTGCTGTAGAATATAATCTTACAGGAACAAGTGCTACAGGTGGTAGAATATTGGCTAGTGGATATGTTAACTCATCTAACCAAGGATCTCCTAGTATAAACATTCTTAAAGCAGCTCTTTTTGCTAACCAACTTGAGAGAAACACATTCACAAGCACACCTTATGAGCTTGTTATAGAAATGGCTATTG